ATATACTTTCTTAGAAGACTCTCCAGTTCCTCCAACATCGACACCAGCTGCTTTAAGGTTCTGTTTGCGAACAGCGTTACCTGCATCAGTAGTTTGTTGTGTCTTAGATGTACGAATCTGTTTGAATGTAGAGAGAAGTTCATCAGCTGCATTAAAATCATAATTAGCATCTGCCATTGCGTAGATATTAAGCCTCATTGGAGAAGCTTTAACCCACTCAATAAACTCACCATCACGAACAACATCTGCAAAGTCAGGATGCTTCTTGTTGAGCATTGCCTGTGTCTGAATTTGCTTTAACTGCTGTGATGCCTGTTTAGCGGCAATTACGTCTGGATGATTTGCTACAGCACGATTAACGTGACTCTGCGGATCTTCAAAGAAATCAATCTCTTGTGGTGGGTTTTCCACCGCTTGTGGTTGAGCTTGTTGAGATTGTTTTTGAGCTATGCTCTGTTTAATAAGATCATCAGCTAAACGTCTAACTTCACCAACTTCCTGTGCTTGCCTACCAATGAGCTTTTCAGCCTCTTGGTGCATACGAACAATATCTTCAAGATTCTTCCCTTTGTATTTCTCAGGGATCTCTGGAGCTTGCTCTGAAGGTTGTTGAGTCTGCTGTACATTTGTGGACTGTTGTTTAAAGTCCTCAGCTTCGATCTCACTAACGTTACCTAGTTCCTCATTACTATCAATTAAAGCCATACCTAACCTTTCCCTGTCCACGTGTGATGGATTACAGGATAATTTCAAAATAAAATTGGGTTGCCTGAAGCTACTCAGATCCTCTCTTTTGTTCCTGCTTGAGCCTGTCAGCTCTCACAGCAGCCCACTTAGCCGTTGCACCGGGGAAGTCACCAGATATGGCATCTAACCCAATGGTAGGAGCTGAAATGAGCCTGATAGCGTCCTTACTACATACTTTGCATTTTGCAGTGGTATGATCGCTATCTACCAGCGATTCAGTTGTGTGGTTGTTGGGACATAAGAAGTCATACAAGTGTTTACTCATCTTGTAGATCCTCATATACCTTCTCACACACAGCCTTACGCCCTAAAACCAATTCAAGAATATCTAACTGTCCTTTACGATAATATAGTGTTTGTGTATCGTCGACAGTAGAAATATCGTTCAAACTAGCCTTAATCTCTTCAAAGTCTTCAATTAAGAAGTCCCAACCCTTAGTACTCATGGTATTAAAGGTTTCTTCGTAATAAACTTGTAGGTCTTTTTCCATTTAAGGAGAACCTTTCTATGAATTAACTTATAATAGTGTTATTGTAGCATAAAAACAACACTTTGTCAAGTCTTTTGTTAACTATTTAACCTTTTCATTGACTTATTCATCATCTGAAGGCTTGCAATACGCTCATTTGAGGCAATATCAGCAGCTTTCAGGTTAATAGTCTTCTCTTTAAGCATCATGTCAGCCAGTTTTAGACGTTTCTCAAAGTCATCACCACTGTCTAAGTTGGTAGATGCTGCCTGAACCAGCTTTACACGCTGCTCTTCAGGGATCATCTGAGCTTCAATCATGGTTTTCTGAGCTTCAGCTGACTGCTTTTGAGCTTTGGACTGCAAATCAGCCACCTGAGCCTGTGCCAGTTGCATTGCAGCCTGTTGTTGAGCCTGTTGAGCTTCAGCAGCTTGTGGGTTAGGCTGAGACATCTCATCCAAAGCCTTCATCAGTTCACCACGGTTAGACAATGAGCTGTTCTGGAGGATACCTTTGAGGATCAATGGCAGTACTGGAGTGTTGGGGCCTAAGGTCTGCAACAAACCAATCATCTGTTGTTGTTCAAACTCTCGTGCCAAGATACCCAAGGTAGCTGTTGGGATAAAGGTCATGTCAACTGAAGGATAACGCTCACTGTCAAACTGCATATACCTGAATGCAGCCTTGTTAATGAACGGGATCATGAAGTCTTCTTGGAAGTTACTCAATGTACGTTTGTACTTCTTAATGATACCAGCCATAGCCATTGACATACCACCAGCACCTGCATCACGAGGTACGTTAGATGGCATACCTGCGCTGTCCACTGTGCCTGTAGCTTGCAGGAGCATACGCTCAAAGTTCTGCGCTGCTGCAGCTGCATTGTTGTCAGTCTGACCGAACTTGAAGGGATACAAGATCTCAGATGGTGCACCATTGGTCAAGATAGCTTTACCGGGCTTAATCTCAAACTTAGCACCACGTGGAAGCCTTGTAGCATCCATGGCAATCATTGGAGCTGTGGTGAGGGCTAAGGAGTCCATGTGAGCACGTAGCTGACCATCAATAGCTTTCTGCATATTGTAGGCTTTCTCAGCTGTACCTCGACCCCAGAAGCGTCCGGGCACTGTATCGTCTTGGTAGGCAATGACGGGTCTATCCTTCATCATGTAAGGATTAGCTTCAGCCTTAAGCAAGATATTATCGTTGGCAATAACAATAATAGCTTCTATCATGTTAGAGTAGTCATCAGCTTTAGAGCCTTCAGGGAACAACTCTTCATACTCATCTGAGTCCTCACTATCTAGGTACTCTTTAGGAACTAAACCGTAGTAAGTGATTAGTTTAACCTTATCATCTTGATAGGTCTTCAGGTCTTGAGTTACTTCTAAGTCTTCATCTTCAGCGGCTGTTGTGATGTCTACCTTCTTGTAAATGCCTCTTTCAATACCTTCAACAATCTTGTGAATGGATACGTACTTCTCGATAGCAACGCCCAAAGCATCGTCAATGGAATCAGCATTAGGATCAATAAGGAAATTCTTAGGGTTAACTGGTTTGATCTTAACAGCAACTCTATCCTTCTCTTGAACTCCAATGGCAGCTGCATTAGCAATACCGGGAATAGCTTGAGTAGCTGGAATGTATTGCTTCTCAGTCTTAACAATGATCTCACCAATACCTGTACCATATATTTCAGCCATCAACTCAATCTGGTCAATAGCTTTCTTAATCTTGTCTCTCTTGAAGTCTTCGTGTAGTTGAACTTTAATTTGTTCAACATCTAGAGGATTACCATCTACATCTAGAACGTCATCTGAGATGTCAAAGAACTCACCCTGACCGAAGATAGCTTCCATGATCTCAGCATGACGAGTCTCAATGGCTTGCTGTGTAGCTGGGGAGATGATGCGTGAACGCTCTGACTCACGAGTCTTATCCTCAACTGACCAAATACCTCTAAAGACACGCTCATACTCTTGCCACAAGTCCATGTAGTTAGCATCACGGTGGTCACGCCAGCGAGTGATGTGCTGAGTAATCCACGATGTGAGTTCCTTCTCGTTCTCTGTAGGTTCTTCCCACTGAGAATCTTCACTGTCAAACTTATCATTATTAGTTAAAGCCATTGTCTTTATCCCTTGTTATTACCATTTAACTTTATTAGCCCAGTAAGCTGCTGACATCTTACCTTTGGCAATGTTCTTGCTATGACGAGCTTTAAAGGAATCATTACGAGCTGAACCTTCAGGAGATCCTTGAACACCTTGCTGTCCAAACCTGATAGTCTTAACTTCATCACCCTCTTTAGCCACTACTACGTGACTCTTAGTTGGATGATTAGGTGTACGCTTAGGTTTGTTAAAGCCACTGACACCAGCTCTATCAAGTCTAGAATCTTTCATGTCTTAGTACATCTTCATTTTAGTTGATGGTTTCTTCTTAGCTGTCTTAGCTGATTCAATGAAGTCCATCTTAGACGGAGCAGCTTTAGAGCCTACCTTGTTCATCTTCTCACCTGAGCCAGCAGCTATACGTTTACGTTTAGCATTGATATTTGCATAGAGTCCAGTTTTAGCCATAATAATAGTATCCTTTATTAATAACCTGATATAACGTCTAAGACTTCGTAGTCATCATCTTCGTAATCTGTGTTGTAACTTGTGATAGCTAACTGATCAATGTAACTTAAAGCATCTACCAAGTCATCATGTACACCTGCTGTAGGGAACATCACTAATTGATCTCTGAACTCACTCCAGTCTTCTTTCTCATTGAAGGATACCCTTCCATGTTCCATACGACCTTGTAAGCTCCAGACAACCCTATCAGTCTTCTTCTTGTTACCGTGAGTTAAATCCTGTATGTGAGCATAGATGTTATTCTTCCTCATCAAGTCATTCAGGTATGGCAGTACTGCATTCTTTAATGCTCCTCGCTCAATACCAATGCTTGTGGGTTGAAAGTCTCTAATCACCTTTAAGATGTTAACTGCAGTCTCTCTGATGTCCCATCTACCATGCTGTATCTTGTGAACCCACCAATCACCATTGTCTTCTAACTTAACTACAGCTATGGCTGTCTCATCTAATCTCTTCTTAGATGCACCTGCATTCTTACCAACCTCTTCAAAGCCAGCTAAGTCGATGGCTACAATGTATGTACCAAATTGAGGTTCCTCAGCAGTCTTGAACCATTCCTCTTTAAAGACATCTGCACCTGCGGTATCAAAGCTAGACAGGTATTCCTGCTTGAACGCAAAGGAACTCAATGTTCTCTTTGCAGCCTCTACTTCCTTAGGATCAATAGTCTCATTGTCTTGAGTGGTGAAGTGCCATGACTTCCACTCTTCGTCTTGTCTATCCTCTTCATCCTCAAACTTACCTAAGTTGAAGACATCATAAAACCAGTTACGTCCTGAAGGTGTTGAGATGAATAAAGCTCTACCCTTCTTATCTGACAGCGAGGCACGTATAATCTTCTGCCATACATCCTCTTTAACGAAGGCACACTCATCAAGTACTACGTAGACTAATGAGACTCCTCGGAGACTATCTGGGTTATCTGCACCTCTAACTAATATCTTCTTACCATTGATTAGAGTAATCTCTAAGTTATTCACATGGCTGGACTTAATCACTGGTCTACCTAGCTCATGCAGTAAGTCCCACATAATCGTTCTAGCCTGTCCTAGGGTAGGTGCTATGTACATCACAGCTGAACCATCGGGACAATTCAAACCTTCAATCAGTAACGAGATGGCTGACAGCCTTGACTTACCACAACGTCTACCAGCTGCAACTACTTTAAACCTTGTAGTATCTTTAAAGACACTTTGCTGCCACTTAAGCAGTTGAAAGTTTAACTGTGTCATACGTCAGTGGTTTCCACGTCGATAACGTCATCGTTGGTAGACACAATAGGGCTATTAAGGCCACTGATGTTAATACTGATCTGAGGCATACTACCACCACTCTTAGCTGTATCAAACACTGATGCTGGTAATATCCTATCCATTGCTAACTTAATTGCTGCCATCTGTCCGGGATGTCCATCATCCAAAGCTATCTGAATCATCTTATCAAGGATTCTAGTACCACCTGTGGCTAGTAACCTTTCCTTGAATTCTTGAAGTCTCCCTGCATCACCTACAGGTCTACCTACCTTATTCTTAGTTCTGTTCTTAACAGCTTGAAGGTCAGTCTTTGGAGGTCTACCCTTACCACGAAGTTTAGGAGACATAACCATTGAGACATCATTATCTTTTACTTCCATCGTCTTTATCCTCTATAGGGGAGACTTTTACATATAGTACTATAGAGTACTAAGACATTAACATAAATGTTATTTAAGACATAACATTATAAGATACTTATATTAGTTATTAATATTAATTTACTTATAATATTATATTTAAGTGTGTTTAACTACTATGTTCCCCTACTAGGGTGTACGCCTTCGGCTATACGGTTTAGACTACTTAGTCTCAACTTAGTAGTGGGGTCAGGCTACTTAGTAAACACAATTATTTCCTATTAAGAATATTGTATCATACTTTTCTCTATTTGTCAAGCTTTTATTGTCTAGTACACATATATTTTTACTTTCATGTGATTTCAGTCACATATATGTTCACTTTTACGCTTCGCTATAGTTCCCTTGCTAAGGTGTACGGTTTTGTCTGTACTTACACACAAGTACCTACATTTTAGTTACTTTGTAGTCTACACTACTTTTACTTTATAAATCAAGTACTTATGGTTACTTCATCTGTCCCTAATTAGTTCTTTTTAGTTTTACTTTTTTGTGTACTTTAGAGGCTCCTGCAATAACATTCATAGCTACGATGACCCTCCCCCCCTATCAAGTTAGTTAGTGCTTACTTCGCAGTACCTACGAAGCCTATGTTAGTAAGTACTCACTTCGTAGTTACTGTGTAGGTACACTGTCGGAAACTTGACAGTTACAGTGTCGGAATATTGACAGTGTCGGGAAGTTGACACGTGAGGGACGATGTAGCACCCTCTGAAGTCCTATCCAGTATCACCAACATGGTGCATTTGAGGGTATCAACGCATCATTATAGTGCACATTATCACCATAACAGTGCACCCTGTGGATAACTCTGAGAATTGTGGATAACTATTTAGCCTGTGGATAACTACACAGTCACACTCTAGAAAGGCCTGTGAATAACCTGTTAGTCAGGGGTAAACTGCAAAGCTGGCACAGTGTTTGCATGGTGTATTGTGTCTCTCAAGGCAATTAACCAACCTAAGGAACTATCATGACACGAGTCAACATCTTCTTCGCACACACCACAGGCCGTAATTGGACTAATAAGGACATTGCGAAGTTTCACTACTTCAACCAAGGCCACGGCCTCAACGCTCAGAAAAGAGCCACTGACTTAGAGATTGACAAGTTAGTAGAAGAAGGCCTGTGCAAGTCAGGTGCAATCATTGCCTATGGAGGCCTCAACTACTTCTACACTGACATTCTCCGTGACTTAGCCACCAAGAAGCGTGTCGACGGTATCGAGCTTCGTGTGTGCTTAGAAGGCCTAAAAAGAGATATTGAAAAAGCTCAAGCATTTATCGCTGAAATTCGCAACACTCAAACGGAGGCAGTATGAGAGCACATCACTGGATTGAACTGAATAACAAGAGCTACTCTGTCACAATTCGTGACGATGGCAATGTCACAATTAGCATCGAGTGGTTTATCCCTCACCCACGTGAGGCCTACATGGTAAGTCCCACAATGATTCACAGGTATGCTTCAATCAGTCCCTCAGGTGCATTAGGTAAAAAGATTTTGAAACAACTTCCAAAGGAAACAACAACATGAAAGAACAACTCATTCACGTGACATACAAAGATCAATACGGGATTCATTCCTATTCATTGGAGGGCTTTGTAGACGGGGATTATGTAGGCTTTGCAAGTGCATCTAAAGACAGGGTTCAACATGAGCTTGCATGGTACACTGACAACTTCGACGGTTTACCAGTATCATTCACCACAATCACAGAGGAATTAAAATGAAAAGTACATCATGGAAAAAAGATTATCTAGTTGTGATATTCAATGACTACGATAATACTTGGAAAGACATTACTATTCCTTCTACATTTATGCAATGTATTAGATTTGTCAGGTCTAAAGGTTGGACAGATAGTAAAAGTGTCCGCATCGTGTCATTGGCTGAGTTTGCAACTATGCCACAACGTGAGGTGACAACATGATAGACAAGATTATAGATGTATGCTTCGCAGTACTTATCGGCCTCATGTTGGCAGGGGGTGCATTGGCTTATTTTGATGTACTCTATCAGTGAGTCGCATTAGTGACAGATTACCGTGAAGCATTCGTATAGAGTGCTTTGCAGTGCACTGTTGCACGTAACAGGCTACGGCCTAACTTTTAAGAGGTTAAACATGGCTAACATATTTGAGCAATTCTCAGGTGCTGACCTTGACCGTCTGACTGACTGTATCAAGGCCATTAAACAAGCGGGTTTGTCTATTGACGAATGCACTCAGGCAGGGGTCAATCAATCATCTGGTAATGTGTGGGTGTGGAATGAAAACTGGGTGGGATGTGTCTACTGTTCTATCGGCTTCGATGTTCAATGGTCATGGTCATGTGGTGATTGTGGTGAAGAGTATGACTTCGACACCTATCAAGAAATGGATGACTTTGTAAGTGCTCAGAATGACTTGACTGATTGCAATGGATGTGAAGCCTGTCATGTAGCTGAAGAGGTGTCAGCATGATTGAATTTGTACACAATGGCATAAAAGTAAAATGCAAGCCTGAAAATGCTTTAAAGTATAAACAGGCAATGGATAAACCACCAAAGACTCGATCAGTCACTGAGCGAAGGGGTTATCCTCAATGGAACCCTACAATGACCACTGAGGACTACTTGAGGGCTTACATTAGGAACAATGACAACAAGCGAATGATTGATTGTGGGCACGTATGCGCTAACTTCTCAAACATTCCCTCAATGTATGACCTTTCAAGCCCTGAGGTGCTGGAGGAATTAGACGCTGAGTACGTCGAAGCACCTGCTAAGGTCAAGGCTAAGCCAGTGACCAGTGCACAATTAAAAGCAGCTTTAAAGGCTTTGATTGAGGCTATCTTTGAAGGTGATCCACAAACTATCGGTGATGAAGCAATCAGAGCAAAGGAATTATTAAAGTGAATACTAAACTACTAAAACACACACGTGAACTATTCAAGTCTTATGATGTCCCTGAGCACGTGCGACGAAGCTATCGTCTAAAGTGGGTGAGATCAATCAGACATTTAGGTGATAAGTGGCTCTTCGCTAAACCTATTACACGTAAGGAAAACACACAATGACCGTTGAAACAATAACCTTTCACTTTGTAGGGGCATTAGAGGATTCATTTGCCATTGTAGATGTTCAGTGTCAGATAGATGAAGATGGGGACTGCAGGGATTTAGACTCTGTGATGTATCAGGGTTTAGACTTGCTTCAAGTTATCTCACACAGTCAATGGGAGCACCTTGAATGGCAGGGATCAAAGAAGTATAAATCTGAGAATCTTGAACAACAGACCATTGACCATGATAACAATAGCACTTTGGAAGCCGTCTATGGCCTCTCTAAGCCTTCATTTAACATTAGGTAAGGGGTACATACCATGCTATACACAAAAGGCTCTATTGTAGGGTATTCAGGTGAAGATAAACGTAAGGTTTTAAAGCTTGACTTTAATTGCATCATGTCAGATGATGAACTGGCTAAGATTTTAGACTCACTGAGGGAACCCATGAATGATGTAGGTGAAGCTTTACACTTTAAACTTACTCTAGAATGTGAGGACATTTAACCATGTTATCAGACATTGACTTAAAAGACTGGATTGAACAACCTTCAATTCCACTCTACGATGTACCAAGGGAGACACCAGTTAAGACACCCAATGGGATGCTATTGTGGTTCAGTCACATTGACGGGATGTATAGCCTCAGCTATGATGCCAATGGACACCCAGTGCACTTGCAAGCATGGGTGAAAGTTAATCCTTACACGAAAAGGAAATCAAATGATAATGAATGAATACTGCTTTAAGGTCAGTGATACAAATGAAGTGTGGGTCTATGCCAGCAATGAGGAAGAAGCTGAAAGCATGGTCTATGAGCAGTTAGGGTATGACCCTGAGGAAATGGACTTGATTGAAGTGAGGGAAGACGTATGAAATGTCTCTGTTGTGATAGGATTCTGACTGATTACGAATCAACACGTAAACACGCAGTGACAGGTACGTTCATTGACCTATGTCAGCAATGCTTTAAAGCTGTACAAGCTGACTCTCACCTGCCTACAAAGGACAGGAAAGACCTTATATCATCGGAGGATATAGATGACAGTGCAGAGGATGAAAGTGATAGTGATGACTGTCACGTTGGAGACACTAACACTGAAGGAGACCATTGACAATCTGTACAAAGTGTGCTACCCTTACTTTAAAGTAACTACAAAGGAACTAAGATGTTCCATAGAAGTTACATAGAAGTAAATACACTATATAAGTATTATTTAAGTAATATACTTATAAAGTAACTTTAAAGTGTGTGTACGTTTCATAATGTGATAAAGACTATAAACCCATTGAAAGGATAATTTTATGTCTATCGAACTGTTTGAT